ACTGCCGGTCAGCATCGCCGCCATATTCTGTGCAATACCATCAAAGGTCTGCGTGGCTGCACTTTTAACCTGCGACATACTGTCCGTGGCGCTCTCTTCCCACTCACTCCAGCCTGACTTCAGGCCTGCCATCCAGCTCCCGCGAAGCTGGTCTTCAGCCGCCCAGGTCTTTTTCTGCTCTGACATGACGTTATTCAGCGCCAGCGGATTATCGCCATACTGTTCCTTCAGGCGCTGTTCCGTGGCTTCCCGCGCTGCCTGCCGGTCAGTCAGCCCCCGGCTTTTCGCATCAATGGCGGCCCGTTTTGCCCGTTGCTGCTGTGCGAATTTATCCGCCTGCTGCGCCAGCGCGTTCAGGTGCTCCTGATACGTAACCTTGTCGCCAAGTGCAGCCAGCTGGCGTTTGTACTCCAGCGTCTCATCTTTATGCGCCAGCAGGGATTTCTCCTGTGCAGACAGCTGGCGACGTTGTGCCGCCTCCTCCAGTACTGCGAACTGATTTTCCGCTTTCCACAAATCCCGGCGCTGCTGGCTGATTTTCTCATTCGCTCCGGCATGCTTCTCCAGCGTCCGGAGTTCTGCCTGAAGCGTCAGCAGGGCGGCATGAGCTCTGTCTTCCTGACGATCGCCCGCAGACACCTTCACGCCGGACTGTTTCGGCTTTTTCAGCGTCGCTTCATAATCCTTTTTCGCCGCCGCCATCAGCGTGTTGTAATCTGCCTGCAGGATTTTTCCGTCTTTCAGTGCCTTGTTCAGTTCTTCCTGACGGGCGGTATATTTCTCCAGCGGCGTCTGCAGGCGTTCGTAAGCCTTCTGCGCCTCTTCGGTATATTTCAGCCGTGATGCCTCAGACTCGGCCCAGTCCTTTGCTGCCATCTCTCTGGCCTTTTCAAGATCGGCCTGCAACGTGGCGGCTGAAAGCCCAAGTTGCGCATTCGCTCTGTCCTCCCATGCTCCCCGGAGATTGGCAAGAAATGCTGAGGTTTTACCGCGCCGGTGGCTCCGGCTCTGATACCACTGCCATTTTTTGTCCGCCTCATCAAAAGCCTTTTCTGCTTTCTCCAGCATTTCCTGGGCAGTGTCCGGGCGACCAATATCCAGCACCGAATCCCACATGGATTTGAATGCCCGTGCTGTCCTGTCTGCCCAGGTCTCCAGCGTGCCCATGTTCTCTTTCAGGCGGCGGGTCTGGTCATCAAACCCTTTCGTTGCGGCCTCGTTCGCCGCCTGCAATGCCCCGGCTTCATCGCCGGAACGCTGCAACTGAGCGACATACGCAATCTGCTCCGCCGTCACGTTATGGAACTGGCGCGCCATCGCCGTCAGCCCCGACGTCGGGTCTGTGGTCAGCTTCCCGAAGGCTTCAGCAACCTTGTCCACCTCCACGCCGGATGCAGAGGAGAAACGCGCCACACTCTGGCTGATGGATGCAATCTGAGTCTCACCGCTTACTCCCGCCTTAACCAGTGCGCTGAGTGACTCGCTGGTCTGGTTAAACGTCAGCCCTGCCGCCTGCCCGGCTCTGGACAGGACCAGCATACGATCTGCCGTCAGACCCGACTGATTGCCGGAAAGGACCAGCGTTTTGTTGAAATCGGACAGGGTTGAGTTGCCCTGATACCAGGCATACGCCAGCGCACCGGTCGCCACCGCCAGCGAGGTGGCCCCGACCATCGGCAGGGTGATCGCACCGGCAAGCCCCCTGAACATGGGGATCATCCCGCCGAAGGAGTCCTTCACCTGACCACCCTGTTGCAGCAGGATCAGCCACGGACTTTGCCCGCCTGCAAGCTGCGTGGCCACGTCGGTGAACTGCGCAGGCAGCATACGCATGGCAGCTTTATACTGCCCGACGGAAATCCCCGCTTTCTGTGCAGCCAGCGCCTGTCGGCTCAGAGACTGTTCAACGACTGCCGCTGTTTTTTTCGCATCACTTTCCGTACCGGAAAAATGACGCCTGACTCTGGCCATCTGCTCGTCAAATCTGGCCGCATCCAGACTTAAATCAACGACCAGATCGCCTACCGGTTCAGCCATACCGGACTCCTCCTGCGATCCCTTCTGATACTGTCATCAGCATTACGTCATCCTCCGTCATTTCAGCCACATCCGGGGAAGCGCGGATAACTTCATTCCCGTCCGGACCAAAGCGGACGCCTCCGGCAAGCCCTGCCGCTTTCTGCATCAGCACATCATCTTCAGGCTCTTCGTCAGCCTCGCGCCGGTTCAGCAGACTGAAATCCAGCGGATGCATATCCGGATCGCTGAAAAACAGGCTGAGTACGGTGTACGTCAGCCCGGAAAAGTGCATATCCAGCAGAACATCATGAAAATAATGGGTACTGTAAAAGCGGTGCCAGTCGGCGTACTCCGTGGATGACATCCCGGCAAGCATGGCGCGCCAGTCGGGTCGCCCCATCTCTCGCGCCAGTTTCAGGGCAAAACTCAGCTCACCGTCGAACACTTTCCCGCAGAAACAGGCTCTGCAGGCCCGGCGTCCTCTGTCTGTTCAGGAGCATCATTCACCACAAACTCATACATACCGGACAGCCGGTACACCACGTTTTCAGCATGAGAAATTGCCTCCGCGGGCCAGGTGGTAAGCACTTCCTGCTCAATCTGTTTAACGGCTTCATTCATGGACGGCATCTGCGTCTTCTTCGGATGGTTATGCCACAGGGACATCGCCACCACAAAAGCACCGGTTCTGATAAGGTCTGCCAAAGCAACCTGTTGGTTGCTGTCGGAGTCCGCCTGTTCTGCCTGTCGTTTCATCAGGGCGAGATGCTCAATACGCTGCAGGGCTGACAGTTCAGAAAGCGTGACGGTCACGCCGTTATGTTCAAATGATTCGGTTTTCAGGAACATCGCTGATTCTCCGGATTAACTGGCGGTGACGTTGATTTCTGCAACCGCAGCAAACTCACCATTACCGGATACGACCGGAATGTTGACCTTGCCTGCAGCAACACCTTTCACGGTGATGGTCATACCACTGACCGACACGGTGGCTTTTGTTTTATCCGCAGACACCGCACGGAAGCTCTTGTCGGTTGCGCCTTCCGGCTGGAATGCCACGGTCAGCGTCGTGCTCTGCCCTTTAACCACCGAGGTGCTGGCAGGCGTCACGGTCATGCCGGTTGCCGCTGTTACCGTGCTGCGATCTTCTGCCATCGACGGACGTCCCACATTGGTGACCTTCACCGTACGGGTGATCACTTCCTTCGCTGTCACCGCCTTACCGATACTGCTGACCCAGCCACGGAACACATCGACCGTGCCGTTCGGGAAGCGGATTTTATAGGCACGGGTATCACCTTCATTAAACCACGCCAGCAGCGCCTGCTGCCCCTGCTCTCCGGGCATCCACGCCAGCGTGAAGCTGGTATCTCCGGCGGATTTCTGCCCCTGCCCGGTCGCGGCCCAGTCCGGATCTTCATCATCGAGATAACTGTCGTCATAGGACTCTGCGGTCAGTTCGCCGGGCGTCAGGTCTTTAACTTTTGCCAGACGCGACCAGTCAACGTCTGAAAGCGGGTTCGCATAAGGGTCACCGTTCCCCTTATAAACCCACAGGGTGGTTCCGGCCCCTTTCACCGGTGCCAGAGGATTTGGTGTTGGCATATCGTCCTCACATTTCATAGGTAATGACATACGTCAGATCGGCTGAACTCCACAGGCCCGCATCATCGTCGCGCCGGTAGTCATAGCCACTGGCCACCATACTGGTGATCAAATCTGACAGTGCCGGGACATCGCTCATCACCGGATAAATCCGGGACTCCATCCACGAATCCAGCTCTGAATCCGGCACCTGAGCAGGCAGGAAAACTTCAATATGCAGCTCCGCCTGCCAGGTATCGCTGTCCAGCTCTTCGCCCGTGTATTCAGCGCCGGTGAGATAAACGGCAACTGCCGGAAAATCCGCCTCATCAAAAACAGCGGGGCGACCATCAAAAAGCGTCGCCCCGGTGTCATGCTTCTCCAGTGCATCCAGTACGGCTGCACGGAGTTCAGTATGTTTCATCGCTTTATTACCATTCTCAGTTGATGCTGCAGCGCATAGCCCAGCTCTTTCGGAAGACGTTCACGCCGTATCCGCTCAATATTCTGTTTAAACGCCGTGGTCAGCGGCACCGCCATCGGGATTTTCACCACATCAATGGGGTAACGGTTTTTCCCGGCCACACGCTGCATGACATGCCACCGGCCATTTTTCAGTTGCTGAATAAACGCGCCGGGAATACGACGGTTTCCCACCACAAGCACGCTACCGCCACCTTTCAGGGATGAACGCTGCCCCTTTTTACGACGCCTGCGGCGGGACAGGACAACCCGCGCATTCCCCAGCTTGATTACGGGCAAATCCCCCCGGTTAACCTTGATTCTGGCCTGCGGATTTTTGACCGTGGCCCTTTTCAGCCTGGCCCTTTCCTTTACCAGTTTCCGGCGTACCTTTGTCTCACGGGCAACCTGTGCCGCCGACTGCGATATCGCGGATGAAGCAACGCGGTTAATGGCCATTGCTGACGCACCAGGCACCGCCGTTCTGCTGATACGGCTGAGGTTTTCAACGGCCTGCTCAAGACCTTTTATGGCCATACATCCCCCCTTCAGCGACGACGGTTAACGGCAGGCGGCACGCCACGCCCAAGCCAGAGATGACAGCTTCCGCCATCATCCGGCGAAATCCGGTCTATCCAGAAGTTTTCCTCACCGATGGTCAGCGTGTCGCCGCGCCGCAGCTGCCGCACATCATCAGTCCGGACAAACAGGGACGGGCTGGAGCCTTCAACGCGCACGCCCTGTCCGGCATAGCTGATATTTTCAGGGTCATCAAAAACACCACGTATCACAGCACCGGACTGCTCACCGGATGTCATGGTGGCTGACGTTCCCATGTACCCGCGTATCGTTTCATCGGCGCGGGCAATGGCAGCATCGAACAGGTTATCGAAATCAGCCACAGCGCCTCCCGTTATTGCATTCTGGCCAGGCCACGTTCTGTCATTTCGGCTGCCACACCGGCAGAGACACGAAACGCCGTTCCCGGCAGCACAAATGCCACAGGTTCATCCCGCGTGGCGTGAAGTGCATCGGTATGCAGCGTCACCAGTGCCACGACCGTGACCAGTTCAGCAGTATCCTGAATCACGGTATCCGGCTGCGCTGATACCACCTCATTTTCATGCCCGGTCAGCGCATTTTCCGGGCTGATAGGGGTATCCTGATCGACAGTGTCATCAAGCTCCTCTTCCAGCTCTGCCACACGGAGCGCAAGTTCTTCTTTCGTCCCCGTCAGGCTGACATCACGGTTCAGTTGTTCACCCAGCGAGCGGAGACGGGCAATCAGTTCATCTTTCGTCATGGACTCCTCCACAGAGAAACAATGGCCCCGAAGGGCCATGATTACGCCAGTTGTACGGACACGAACGCATCAGGGTCAGCCAGCAGCATCAGCGGTGCTGACTGAATCATGGTGAACTCACGCGCCGGATCGCCGGTGGTCACCCAGTTTTTCGGGTAGCGGGCAGAGGCGTTAATACCTTCGCGCTGTGCGTCCGCATCCTGAATGCATCCATAGGTGCGCAGACCGCGTGCCTGAGTGTTCCCCAGCACCATCGTGTTGTCCGGCAGAAAGTTCTTTTTGACGTCGTTTTCCACGTACTGTCCGGAATACACGACGATCGCCGTATCGCCATACATCCCCTTATAGGACACCGCTTCGCCCAGGTCTTTTACCGCTGTCTCCAGCTCGGAATTAGAGCCGCGACGGGTATCCAGCTTCTCCTTGACGGCTTTGAAGGAACGGAACAGCGCCCAACCTTTCGGATCAAACACGATGATATTCACCACGCCGCTGGCGTTCAGCGCGTAGGCTTCGATATCGTCGGTCGGGTCATACGTGGACTTGTCACGCTTGCTCCACTCCGTGCCGCCGGACTGCGTGATGTTATTCGCCGCACTGCGGCCCATATCCACCTCAACCGGATCGAAGGCTTCACCGGTCATGGTGTATTTGCCCTTAAGCACGGCAGAAACGGCCTGCATCTCTTCGACCTGAGCAATGGCCAGCTCTTCGTCTCGCATGTTCTGCATGATGATGCGACGGCGGCGGTAAGCCGGGTCTGCCAGATTCTGTGGATCTTCATCCGGCAGGCGACGCAGGGTCATCTGCGGATTCACCTCATGCTTCGGCTTGACATATCCCGGCGTAAATTCGGAGGTGGAGCCGCCACGGGAGCGGATAACCTCACCGGAAACAATCGGCGAAACGTACAGCGCCATGTTTACCAGTCCCGGAATTTGTGAGAGATAGACTTTCTCCGTGGTGAAGGGATAGCTCTCACGGAAAAAGAGACGCAGAAACAGCGGATCAAACTTAAATTTCTTCTCATTTGCCGCCAGCAGCTGGGCGGTTGTGTACATCGACATAAAAAAATCCCGTAAAAAAGCCGCACAGGCGGCCTTTAGTGATGAAGGGTCAGGTTAAACGATGCTGATTGCCGTTCCGGCAAACGCGGTCCGTTTTTTCGTCTCGTCGCTGGCAGCCTCCGGCCAGAGCACATCCTCATAACGGAACGTGCCGGACTTGTAGAACGTCAGTGTGGTGCTGGTCTGGTCAGCAGCAACTGCAAGAATGCCAACGGCAGCACCGTCGGTGGTGCCATCCCACGCAACCAGCTTACGGGTGGAGGTGTCCAGCATCAGCGGGGTCATTGCAGGCGCTTTCGCACTCAATCCGCCGGGCGCGGTTGCGGTATGAGCCGGGTCACTGTTGCCCAGCGGCTGGTAATGGGTAAAGGTTTCTTTGCTCGTCATAAACATCCCTTACACTGGTGTGTTCAGCAAATCGTTAACGGCATCAGATGCCAGGTTACCTGCAGCCAGCGGTGCCGGTGCCCCCTGCATCAGACGATCCAGCGCAGTGTCACTGCGCGCCTGTGCACTCTGTGGTGCTGCGGCCAGAATGCGGCGGGCCGTTTCCACGGTCATACCGGGGGTTTCTGCCAGCACGCGTGCCTGTTCTTCGCGTCCGTGAGCCTCCTCACAGTTGAGGATCCCCATAATGCGGCTGTTTTCTGCCGCAACCGCTGCGGTGATCTGCGCGTTCACGTCCGGCTGCGCCGCGCTGGCGTTTTCGCCCTCCGTCGCTGGCACCACGTCAGTAACGTCAGCCTGCGAAGCAGTGGCTGAAACAGCTGTTGATTGAGTCTCTTTGGTCATTCGCCCTCCTGAGAGACGGGATTTACGTGCATCCAGTGCATCACGCATGACGGTGATCGCATCGGTACTGTTAACAAGTTCATCAGCCAGTCCGGCATCAATGGCCTCCTGACCGCTGTACACTGCAGCCTCGGTATCCAGCACAGCCTGCACGGACAGGCCGGTATATGCCGACACCTTCTGCGCAAACATCTGGCGGGTTGCGTCCATCCGGGACTGCAGTGTCTCCCGGACGTCATCCGGAAGATGGCTGTAGGGGTTGCCATCCACCTTATGGCTGCCGCTGTAAATCAGAGTGATTTCCACACCCTGTTTCTCCAGCGCAGCACCGTAATTACTGTGAGCCATCATGACGCCGATGGAGCCTGTCCGGGCGGTCTGCGTGACCAGACGCCGGGAGGCGGCACTGGCAAGCAGCTGACCTGCACTGCAGTTCATGTCGTTGGCCAGCGCCCATACCGGTTTTATGTCACGCACACGGGCGATGATGTCAGCGCAGTCAAATGCCCCCGCCACCATCCCGCCGGGCGTGTCCATATCGAGCAGAATGCCGTCCACCATCGGATCGCTGGCAGCCTGTTGCAGACGGGCGATAATGCCGTTGTAACCGGTCATCCCCGAATACGGCTGCAGCGCCCGCGTCCGGCTGACCAGCGTGCCGGACACCGGCAGCACGGCGATGCCGTTCATGACCTGATAACTGCGGGCCTGTCGTGGTCCGTCATCATCAACGGATAACGCCAGCGCCGCGGGTGCCTCTCCGGCAGTCAGGCTGTCGCCGGACACCGCATCCGTCAGGCGGCTGATCCCAAGCTGGCCTGCAAGCGCACAAAAGAAAACCCGCGCATAGGCGGGTTCAAGCATCAGCGGCTCATTAAAAGCCATGCTGGCAATATGCGGGAGATTACGCAGCTCTGCTGTCACTCTTCTCCTCCTCTGTTGATTGTCGCAGCCCGGATTCAAATGCTGCAGCCGCCCAGGCGGGCGGTTTAAGACCGGCTGCGCGGCGCTCCATCGTTTCACGGACCTGCTGGGCAAAAATTTCCTGATAGTCGTCACCGCGTTTCGCGCACTCTTTCTCGTAGGTGCTCAGTCCGGCTTCTATCAGCATCACCGCTTCCTGAACTTCTTTCAGACCATCGATGGCCATACGACCGGAGCCTATCCAGTCGCAGTTCCCCCAGGCACTGCGGGCTTCCTGAAAACTGAAGCGCGCTTTTGAAGGTAACGTCACCACGCGGCGAACGATGGCCTCTTCCAGCCAGCACAGAAACATCTGGCTCGCCTGACGGGATGCGACGAATTTTCGCCGCCCCATAAAGTACGCCCACGACTCGTTCGCACTGGCCCGTGCCGTGGAGTAGCTCATCTGGGCGTAATTCCGGGAAAGCTGCTCATACGAGACACCCAGCCCGGCAGCGATATACCGCAGCAGTGACTGCTCAAACACGGAGTAGCCGTTATCCGTATCCTGAGCCGTCTGCAGGTTCAGTGAGTCACCCGGCATCAGGTGCGGTACTTTTGCGCCTCCCAGCCGGACCGGCGCTGCGGCGTAATACGCGGCAATTTCACCAATCCAGCCGGTCAGCCTTTCCCGCTGCTCCTGACTGTTCGCGCCCAGAATAAAATCCATCGCTGACTGCGTATCCAGCTCACTCTCAATGGTGGCGGCATACATCGCCTTCACAATGGCGCTCTGCAGCTGCGTGTTCTGCAGCGTGTCGAGCATCTTCATCTGCTCCATCACGCTGTAAAACACATTTGCACCGCGAGTCTGCCCGTCCTCCACGGGTTCAAAAACGTGAATGAACGAGGCGCGCCCGCCGGGTAACTCACGGGGTATCCATGTCCATTTCTGCGGCATCCAGCCAGGATACCCGTCCTCGCTGACGTAATATCCCAGCGCCGCACCGCTGTCATTAATCTGCACACCGGCACGGCAGTTCCGGCTGTCGCCGGTATTGTTCGGGTTGCTGATGCGCTTCGGGCTGACCATCCGGAACTGTGTCCGGAAAAGCCGCGACGAACTGGTATCCCAGGTGGCCTGAACGAACAGTTCACCGTTAAAGGCGTGCATGGCCACACCTTCCCGAATCATCATGGTAAACGTGCGTTTTCGCTCAACGTCAATGCAGCAGCAGTCATCCTCGGCAAATTCTTTCCATGCCGCTTCAACCTCGCGGGAAAAGGCACGGGCTTCTTCCTCCCCGATGCCCAGATAGCGCCAGCTTGGGCGATGACTGAGCCGGAAAAAAGACCCGACGATATGATCCTGATGCAGCTGGATGGCGTTGGCAGCATAGCCGTTATTGCGTACCAGATCGTCCGCGCGGGCATTGCCACGGGTAAAGTTGGGCAGCAGGGCTGCATCCACACTTTCACTCGGTGGATTCCACGCCCGCAACTGCCCACCAAATCCGCTGCCACCGCCGTGATAACCGGCATATTCACGCAGTGATGTCATGCCGTCCGGCCCCAGAAGGGTGGGAATGGTGGACGTTTTCATACATAAAATCCTGCAGGTCCCCTGCGTCGCTGTGTCATGCCGGTCTGCACTTCCAGCTCAGCAATGTATTTTTTCAGGTCAGATACGGAAGTGGCCGTAAACTCCACCCTTCGTCCGTCTTTCTGTACTGTTGCCACCCGTTTACCTGTCATCAGGTCATGCAGTGCCGCACGGGCAGCGGCAAGTTCTTCCTGTCGCGTCATTCATCCTCTCCGGATAAGGCACGGGCGTAATCTGCCAGTGTTTTCTTGTTGGTTGCTGCACTATCCTCTTCCTGCAGGCTCGCCAGCAGTGCACTGAGATCCAGCTGCCAGCGGGAAATACTGATGCGCAGCGCCGCCAGCGCATAAACGAAGCAGTCGAGCGCCTCATTGCGTCGCTTTTTGCTGTCCCACAGTATTTTTTTCCTGCCATCCACCCATTTTTCGACCTGCTCTTCAGCAGTCAGCTGCTGCGCTTCGGTCAGATCAAAAATATCCGGGTTATTCGGGAAGTGAACGGCACCGGGAAGCGGTTCATCCCCTTCCGGCATCAGTGTGAAGCGGTTATAAATCTGCTCTTTCGCGGTATCCGTACCGATTTCGGTAAGGTAAACCCCGTTTTTGTTTCGCTTACGTGGCATGCTGGCCACCGGCTTTCCGTAGACGGATGCCCCTTTAATGGGGATCACCCGGAACAGCCCATGCTTTTTCGAGCGTTCATACACAATGGTCGGGTCAATCCCGCCAGTATCCCAGCAGATACGGGATACCGACATTTCTGCACCATTCCGGCGGGTATAGGTTTTATTGATGGCCTCATCCACACGCAGCAGCGTCTGCTCATCGTCGTGGCGGCCCATAATAATCTGCCGGTCAATCAGCCAGCTTTCCTCACCCGGCCCCCATCCCCATACGCGCATTTCGTAGCGGTCCAGCTGGGAGTCGATACCGGCAGTCAGGTAAGCCACACGGTCAGGAACGGGCGCTGAATAATGCTCTTTCCGCTCTGCCATCAGCTCGGCATCCGGACGTTCACCGATTTTCGCTTCCCATGTCTCACCGAGCGTGGTGTTCACGAAGGTTTTACGTTTTCCCGTATCCCCTTTCGTTTTCATCCAGTCTTTGACAATCTGCACCCAGGTGGTGAACGGGCTGTACGCTGTCCAGATGTGAAAGGTCACACTGTCAGGCGGTTCAATCTCTTCACCGGATGACGAAAACCAGAGAATGCCATCACGGGTCCAGATCCCGGTCTTTTCGCAGATATAACGGGCATCAGTGAAGTCCAGCTCCTGCTGACGGATGACGCAGGCATTATGCTCGCAGAGATAAAACACGCTGGCGGGATCATCCGGCGTCCATTTGAGGCCAAACGGTGTCTCTTTGTCGCCAAATTTAAGATACTGCTCCTCCCCGCAGTGCGGGCAGGCAACATGAAAACGCATAAAATGCGGGGATTCACTGGCTGCACGCTCAATCTGGCAGGTTCCTCTCACTTTGGGCGTGGAGCCACGGATGGACTTTGGCCAGACCGAGCCTTCAATACGCTTGTCACCCAGGAACGTCGGAGAGCCTTCCTGTTCAATATCATCATCAAAAGCAGCAAGTTCATCATAACCCGCCACATCCACTGACTTTTCACGGTAGTTTTTTGCCGCTTTACCGCCCAGGCACCAGAAGCCACGCCCATTGGTGAAACGCTTCATGGTGAGCGTGTTATCCCGGTGCTTTTTGCCATACCACGGGGCCAGCGCCAGCAGCGACGGAATATCACGTATGGTCGGCTCAACGTGGGTTTTCATAAAGTTTTCGGCATCGCCATCCGTCGGCAACCAGATAAGGGTGTTACGCTGCTTATGCTCTATGAAGTAGGCATAAACACCCAGCAGCATTTTGGAATAACCGACACGGGCAGACTTCACCACATTCACCTCACGGATGTAGTCGCTGCCCATCGCATTCATGATGGCCCGCTGAAAGGGCAGTGTTTCCCAGCGCCCTTCCTGGTATGCGGATTCTTTCGGGAGATAGTAATTAGCATCCGCCCATTCAACGGCGGTCTGTGGCTCCGGCCTGAACAGGGCACGAAGCCCGGCGCGGACAAAATGCCGCAGCCTGTCAACCTGACTGTTCGATATATTCACTCAGCAACCCCGGTATCAGTTCATCCAGCGCGGCTGCTTTGTTCATGGCTTTGATGATATCCCGTTTCAGGAAATCAATATGCCGGTTATCCAGCTCAGGAAAACGTCGCTGCACCGACAGAGGAATACCGTCGAGAATACTGGATATTTCCCTTGCTATACGCGACAGCACGAAAGTACAGAATGCGGTTTCCACCACTTCAGCCGATTCTTTGGCATTTTTCAGTTCCTGCGCCGTCGCCTGAGCACGAGTCAGGCGATGGCGCTCAAATTCAAGTGTTCCGGGGTGAAGATCTGCCTCGCTGGCCAGCCGCAGTTCTTCAACCTCCCGGCGCAGCTTTTCGTTCTCAATTTCAGCATCCCTTTCGGCATACCATTTTATGACGGCGGCAGAATCATAAAGCACCTCATTACCCTTGCCACCACCCCGCAGAACGGGCATTCCCTGCTCCTGCCAGTTCTGAATGGTACGGATACTCGCACCGAAAATATCAGCCAGCTGCTTTTTGTTGACTTCCATTGTTCATTCCACGGACAAAAACAGAGAAAGGAAACGACAGAGGCCAAAAAGCTCGTTTTCAGCACCTGTCGTTTCCTTTCTTTTCAGAGGGTGTTTTAAATAAAAACATTAAGTTACGGCGAAGAAGAACGGAAACGCCTTAAACCGGAAAATTTTCATAAATAGCGAAAACCCGCGCGCCTTCCGCCCCGTAACCTGCCGGATCGCCGGAAAGGACCCGCAGAAATGAGCGGGTTAACATACGTTTATTTGCGGAAAAAATTACAGATATAAAAAAGCCCCGCATCGCGGGGCTACAGATAGGCGTGGCTACTCATTAGTTGACTTCAACAAATATAAAATCATCACTGCCTAAACAATGAGAGCCATAACGAACTTCATACTCCCCATTCAATTCAGAGCATTTAGACTTCGCATCGCCTTCCGTTGCATAAACACCAACAAGATGCCATGGCTTGTAACGTACTACAGCCCAACCAAGAACCCATCCTTGATTATCAGGATCTGCCTTCAGGTTATTTTCCACAAACATAGTATTCTCCTTTGGGTACCCGGAGATATTCTATGCCATTCAATAAACAGGCAGCAATGTAGCTGATACAATCTCCGCCATATTTGAATTCAGATCACACTCCACGGAGATTTCTTCATCCATGGCACTCACTTCATATGTTCGTGAATAACCCTCAGTGCATTTACCACTGAATGTATCTTCAACCAGAACACGTCCACGCTGTAAAATCCGGAATGGGATTGTTCCGTTAAATGGCTTTATGGTTACCAGTAGTTTCTTCATACATCCTCCGGATAACAAAAAAGATTACTTAATGCACTGAGTGCGAATATATTCCTGCAGTCCCCTGATCATTTTGTCGTTGATTGCGATTCGATCTCTGAGGACGAAATAATCCCGTTGAGCGGTGTCAGTAAGTCTGGGGCTGGCGCCATCATCCACGCCGGAGGCGGCGGTGATTTTATGCATGTCCGGACAGACTGCTTTGACGTGCAGCCACTTACGACCAGCAGAAACATCAGCACGAAGACTTTCGATAGTCGCGTTAGCATCAGCAAGCTCCTTTGTGTATCTGGCATCGAGTTCTGCTACATCACGTTGACGCTTCTGCATGTCAGTAATAATGGATGCGGCCTTATCACGCTGCTTTTTGTAAGTGATGGCGTTATCACGGTAATGATTAACCGCCCATGACAGGCAGACGATGATGCAGATAACCAGAGCAGAGATAATCGCGGTTACTCTGCTCATTGTTGCCCCCACAAACAGACTTCACGCTCAATCTCGCGGCGAGTCATCAGCCCTTTCCATTGCTTACCGCCAGCGTATGTCCAGCGCCGTAGCTGATCACATGCGCCTTTGATATCGCCCTGGTTTATTTTGCGAAGAAGCGTCGATGTTCTGAAATTTCCAACACCAACGTTGTAAACGAACGAGTAAAGAGCGCCGCGCGTTGTTTCCGGTATATCGACTTTGATGTACGGGTTAATTTGTCTGGCGACAGTGGCAAGGTCTTTATTCAGGAGGGCTTTGCATTCTGCTTCGGTATACGTTTTACCGAGCATGATGTCTTTTCCGGTGTGTCCGTGACATACAGTCCATACGCCAACGATATCTTTGTATGGTATGTAGCTGACACCTTCCAGACCATCGTTACCACTTGGACCCGTGATTAACACAGATGCTATAGCAATAGCCCCGCCACCAATAGCAGCAGCAACGGCTTTTCGTAATGATGGAGGCATTATTCACCTCTCGCAGCCTTACGCTTATCTTCTTTAATCTTGAAATAAAGGTTTGTCAGATACGTCAGCAAGCCAAATACCAGACTACCCAGCACTCCAATTGCCGCCCACTGTGAGGGCGTGACTTTATCTAGCAGCTGTAAAAACCAGTACCCGGCACTACCTGCTGAGGTGCCATAGGCGACACCCGTTGTTAACTTATCCATGGATTTCATAACCCCACCTCGCAGATGCGGGTGCTGTGTAATGGAAATAAAAAGGCCACCTGACGTGGCCACCAGATTATTTCCCCACCAGCTCGTTTATCTCTTTCACTGTCTGGTTAAACCGCTCTGACTCAAGCTCAACACCTAAGGCCCGACGCCCCAGCGCCATTGCTGCTTTTATTGTGGAACCGGATCCCATAAAAAAATCAGCAACCAGATCACCAGGTCGACTACTGGCATTGATTATTTGCCTGAGCATATCCGCCGGTTTCTCACACGGATGTTTACCCGGGTAGAACTGAACGGGTTTATGCATCCAGACATCGGTATAAGGCACGGAGACTGATACGGAGAAATAGCGCCGGAGAGATTTAAACTCATCCAGCAATTCAGAATATTTGCGATTCAGTGAATCATAAGATGCCACCAGCTGGTGGTGTGGTTGTTCCAGTTGTTGTTCCTGAAACTTCTCTGCCGCTATACGGGAAAACAGTGCCTGTAACTTCCGATAGTCAGCCTCATTCGGCAACTGCCACTGACTGGCACCAAACCAGTGGGAAACCATATTTTTCTTACCTGTGGCTTCGGCAATTTGTTTTGCCGTTATACCCAGTTCGGCACGAGCATCCCTGAAATACGATATCAGCGGTGCCATTATGTGCTGTTTGAGTTCCCTTTCTTTTGCCGCATAGCCGTCACTTTTGCCGCGATATGGTCCCTGGTAATGTTCAGCAAACAGAACGCGCTCTGTGGCAGGAAAATATGCGCGCAGACTTTCTTTATTACACCCATTCCAACGTCCGGACGGCTTCGCCCAGATGATATGGTTAAGCACGTTGAAACGTTCACGCATCATGATCTCAATATCAGATGCCAGGCGATGCCCACAGAACAGGTAAAGGCTTCCGGCAGGTTTTAACACCCGCCAGAACTGGGCCAGACAGTGGTCCAGCCACTTAAGGTAATCTTCGTCCCCTTTCCACTGATTGTCCCAGCCGTTGGGTTTCACCTTGAAGTACGGCGGATCGGTAACAATCAGGTCAATGGAATCATCAGGCAGGGACTGAATAAAATGCAGGCAATCAGCGTTGATTAAATCAACACTGTTTATTTTTACAGTATTTTTCATGGATCAGTAAGCGTAACTCTGGTAGGCTCACTCTGCTTTTGCGCTAAAGCAGTGGGCCGTGGTTCGCTTGTGACCAGTAGGCATGAGCGAATGGCTGGCAGGTGCTACCAACACCCACCAGCCGCCCATTTTCACAGCAGGAAACCGCCATTACTGGCAGCGTCTGAATTTATTCCCGTACCCGCCGTTATCCTTCGCCAGACCCGCCAGAACTAACTGAGTCAGTATTAACTGGCACCGGGCTTCGCTTACTCCGGTAGTTCTCGTCATCATGCGTGGCGTTACCCACTTGTCAGCAGGTAAGAAATGAAGGACTGCGGCGGCGGTTTCTGTCATATCTTGCTGTTTTAGCATGTCTTTTTCCCTTCTGGTTAACATGACATACCAATAACTCTTGTCTAAAAAGCCAGCAAGATAAAAAGCCAGTATTCACGACCACCAGCGTGTTTACTGTACTGCACCAGGTTTACAGGTACAAAAAAACCGCTCAGCGGCGGGTTTAAGTTGTGTGGCGAAGTAACCACTCTTAACACGATATAATACTTTTTGCGTACGCGTTAGGATTTTTATAAACTATGCGTCCCCATTCTCGCTATCTTTAGTCGGTCCTGGAATACACATGAAAGTTAGAAGCATAGGATTTACAATAAATAACAATAACAAAAATATTAATACCGTTGACGTAATGAATGCTTTTATCAACGCATCAAACAGAGAACACAGTCGCACAGACTATACTCGTAAAATTCTCATTTCGGATGTGAATGATTTCTATTATGGATTAGTTGTCACATTCAGAAACCAAAAAAAGAACTGTAAGTCGCAATTTGTTGATGGTAAATTCCAGCTTAAAATTGAAGATCTTCAAGGAAGTGACAAACTTGCTAATTTCAACTTTTTCTTAATTAAAAAATCTAATCTTTCTGGTCTCTATATGTATCACCACGGTTCATGCAGTCTGAACACTCTCTTTTCTCATTTAGAAACAATAAGTAATGAATTTATCAGAAATCAAAATAAAGAAGAAATAAAAAAACTTGGAGATAAACCAAAACAAAAAGAAGTAACTGCAATAAATAAAAAATACAAAGAAAGACTGACTTTCAGCCTTATGACAAATAAAAACAACATTCAGAGTGTTTTATGTCAATTCAAAGAGATTAAAAGCACAAGCTTTAAATTTAATTATATAGATTTTAAAGGTGGGCCAATGACTGCGCTTGAACAATTTGTTAACACCACCACAATAGATATGAATTTTAATTCTAGCGACAGAACAAAAGTGCAACAACTATCTCAGAATCTTTCAAATATTTATAATTCTATGAGTGGAGTTGCTAAAGCACAGGTTATTGCAGTAAACCATGCAGGAATAGAAAAAACCATTGATTTTATGAACTGCCCTGTTTTTTTTGAAACATACGATTTCGATATAATTGCCGATAAAGTCAATGGATTGACAAACGATAATTATACAACAAACCCTGTTTTTGATATGATAAAAGAAGAAATGCTGAACGGGACGAATAAAAATGCCTTTATATGAATGGCTAATAAATAAAAGATTGAGGTATCAGTACATTACACTGCTTGCATTCTCGATCCTGGCATTGCTTGCACTTTACCTATTGTACAGAAACACACCTAAAGTAAGTGTTAACTTTTTTGATTTTTATCATAAAAACTTACGAGGCTATCTCTTCTCCGGTTTTATTTCCGTGGGTTCATTTTTATTGAGCCTGCATACCTTTGTCATAATAAATTTACGCGATAAGGTTTTTGCAACTCAGGAATATAAGGAAATTTATAGCATTGCCACTGGTATACCTATTGACAAAATCAATGATAGTGTACTTTATAAACCTTTAGACAATTTATCCTCATTTATTAATACATCAATATTATGTTCTATCACAACAGCAATTGCACAATTCACTATTGGACTTTCAACTAATTTATATGCATGCTTATTTTGCGTATGGCTTGCAATACTAACGGTATTTCTTTTATTACATTGCCTCATCATAATCAGACAAAATATTAAAATTTTATTAAAGCAACAGAGAAAAAAAGGGGGGTAATTCCCCCTAATATTACAACATTGAAAGCACACCATCCAGAAAACCAAGAGCTGTTTGCAACTCTTTTCTTATTGTCCCATCAGAACACTTCTGCTTCTTTGCAATAGTTCTTAGTGAGATGCCGATAACAAAATGAGCAATAACCAACTCATACTCTTCGGGCTTATATTTCCGCAATCGCGCAACACAGCTGTCAATCATGATTCCTTCATCATCATCGCATTGTTGGCGTGTTTTCTTTCCATGAGGTAGTAAACCTTTAAACCCTGCAGCAACAGGCTGCCAGTCCACACCACTGTTATCTGCTGCAGCCCATGCACCCCAGCGGTCCAATACTTCATACATATCACGCATCAACTTTCTCCACAAAATCAGGCCAGCACGCCAATTGCCAGCGCACGATCGATAAAACGAAATATCAGCTCCAGCTGGGAGCCATACTTCTCTTCAAATGCCACGGTATCCGCATGCAGCTCGTCGTGATGCTTTCTGCACAAAGGCAACACAAAGAGGTCATGCGCTTTTGTCCCCATTCCGCCCTGACCGTGACCTATCAAATGGTGGGGATCATCAGCAGGCTTTCCACAACATACACACGGCTGCGTCTTAACCCAGCTCGTGTACTTTTCGTTAACCCAACGGCGACGTTTGGGGCGTAACATAAAAGACTCCGGCGACTCCGGATCCACTTTCAGCGTCAGCACCTTTTTCGCTTTATCCTGGATGATGCTGGTGGCAGGAACCGAAGGCACAAGGTCACACTCCCGGGTGACAGACGGCACAACAGGCGTCGGTAATCTCAGTGCCTTACGGGCTGCACTTTCCGGTAAGGCATCCGCCAAGTCATTACGAACCAGCCACCAGCACAGTTCCGGCATTGTCACAACGTGACTGTCATCAAAACCGAGATCCCGACGCACGACAGACAACACCCAGAGGGCACAGTTATCCGTTGCCATTGATTCCAGCCGTTCCGTGAACTGATCGCGCAGCAGGTTATCGCAGTGCCAGCACAGACGGATTGCGCCCGGCGCGTGTCGCATTGTGGTCATGTTCTCGCAGTGCCAGTCGGAATGAGGCCACTGGCAGCCTTTTTCACGAAGTAACCAGCTTTCAAGACATTCCACCCCACCAGCACGACGGATCACTGCCTCATTGCGGAATACGGCCCGAACAGCAGGATCATCCGCCAGCGGTTGTGATGCCGCAGGAACGGCACCACTGGCGAAAGATGAATAACGTTCCGGCTCAGGCTCCAGCAGAACACGTCCCTGCATAAACAGGGGCATCAGCTCTGAACCAGGCCTGAACAATACGATCCCCATACGCGGGGCTATTTCAGGGGTCAGTAGTGCTCTCACGGTCACCTCAATGAACGGTATCGAGCAGCTTTAACAGCTCAGGGAATCGGGATTCGAAGAAATGCGGCTGCGTCTCGCGCGGATTTGCGGGACTGGTGATGTTCTTGCCGAACATGCAGCCTTTCGCTGTCAGCGACCAGAATTTTTTGATGTTGTTAATCGCGGTACGGCTGTATCGTTCGCGTTGTTCAACGATCCCCAGCTTCACCATCTGGTGATATGCCTGATTAGCCGTAAGGCGGATACCATACTGTTTCAGCAGTGCACTCAGCGACAGCGTGGGGCGACTTGAGCCATCAGGCGCGTCAGCAGGAGCATCAATGGCATAGCGCGGTGCCAGATTCGGTAAGCCAACAGCCTCCTGGAGTTTCTGACAGGCACCAAGCACAGATGAGTTAGACAGGTTTAACTCCCGGCGCATAAAGTCCAGCAGAATCACACCAGCCTGCATCTTGTCAGCAGCCTGCCCGGATAATTTTTCCGGTGCGCTGGTTACCATATCGAAAGTACGGATCACCTTCAGATGGAATGACGGACTGATCCACATTGCATAGGCATACACCAGTTCTTTGCAGACATACGTCCCCTGGTTATTTCCGCCACGAATAACGTTAACTGGCTCTATATTGACCGAGTTGCAAATCTGCAACTCGCTTATTAAACGTTCAGTTTGCTCATTGCGGAGCCAGAATGCAGGCTTATGCTTATCCAGAGAACCGGCAGCCCTGTGTAGATCGTTCAGGCTGTAACGCCCATAAGCATCACGACGAACTTCAATACCATCAATAACCATCAGATTATTCATACTTCGTTTCTCCTCTTAATCAGGCGGCTGCACCCGCCGTTTTCTCGTACTTACTGATGGTGAGCTCGACCTTCCCTTCCGGGATAACCGGTCCCCACTCCACCAGCATCCTTTTCACCTGACTGTCGTCTTCCCACACACCCGCGTGGGTCAGGACGTCAAACAGTGCCTTGTTATAGTTGTCCAGATCGCGGATCCGGTTATCCGGAGGAAACAACACGATCTCCACTGAAGCAGGTGCCGACGTTGGTTTTGGCAGACGACGTAACTGCTCAACTATTGCTGCGCACGCCGCGCTCTGAAATTTTCGCCCCGCCGCGCTTATCAGGCTCTTACCAGCAAATGCCCCTTTGTTGGGGTGTCGCCAGTACGTGTTCACGCTGGGCGGGAAAGGCAGGATCAGCTTCATACTTTCAGGCCTCTCTCATGTAACCAGTGAGTTGCACGCAGCCTTGCGTTTTCCTCACCGGCAAGCAGTGAGCGGATAATCCCGACCGCCTCGCTGTCGTCGTCCTTCACCGCGGTATGAAGCGTGATCCCCCGGGCCACACCACGCTTTATCGTGATGACGCCTTTTTTCTCCAGTGCGCGAAGATGCTCCACCGCTGCATTCACTGAACGGTATCCCAGCATGGTTGCCACCTCCTGATTGGTTGGCGGGAAGCCACGTTCTTTCTGATAAGAAATCAGCATATCCAGCACCTGCTGCTGGCATTGAGTTAACGTCGTCATGCCGCCATCTCCCTGACCAGTTTTTCCGCCTGCTGGCGAACCTGCGCCAGAAAGGCCTCACCACATGCCTCAAGTTCATCGCGCCCGATGTAGCTGATTGCCGGTCCCTTCCAGGTCTTGTCGAAAACAGCAATAGCACCAGCGAAGAAAGCTCCTGTCGGCACCTGCTTCTCGTCCTTCGGTATAAACCAGGCAGGCAGTTCAAAACCAATACGCCCGCGAATAAAAGCAATATGATCTGCATCTTCCGGCCACCACACTTCGCTGGTGGCAGCTTTGATCAGGAAAACATAGCGCCCGCCTTTATCACGCATGGCACTGGCATGCTTCATGATGTAACGCATGCCGGTGATGTATTCCCCCTCATGCTGACTGGCGCGGCTGTATGGGGGATTGCCAAAGGCAGCACCTTTAAGCTCCGCAAGGCGTTCTGACCAGTCATGCGCCAGCGCGTTGTCTTCCGCCGTGTAATACGCGGCACATTTGGCGTTATCACCGTCAGTGAACAGATCCAGAACAAACGGGCCAAACAGGGTGTTAATTCCCCAGAAAATGTTATCCGGCGTGCGCCACTGATCACCCACTTCCTTCAGCTCATGGACTGGTTTGTTCCGCAGTTCCACCAGCGCCTGGCAATATTTATTACTCATTAAGCCCCCACGTAATTTCCTGACAGATACCACTCTTCACCCGATGCAGCGCGCTTGCTGCTTTTCCGTAAGCACCGCTCACGACGCGCCAGAAAATTGTTTCGTTCTGGCTGGGAGTGGCTTTCACGGAATGCCGCCATCCACACGGTTGCAGCACGACGGTATAAGCCCCTTGACTCCAGTTCTTCAGCCTGGCGGGTCAGGCACAAAATCACCCGGGGATCGTTAGTGCCGACATAGAAATTGCGCACAGGTCTGGTTTCACGAACTGGTTGTGGTTCCGGCGCCTGCGCTCTCTCAGTCAGGCGCGGGAAATGTCTGCGTGTATCCCCTTCACAACGGTGAGCCACACGCCCACTCTGACGTAACTTGCTTGCTGACTGCAGAACGCGCTGCCGTGAGTAACCTGCAAAAGCATCCGCAATGTCTCCGGAAGTACACCCCGGATGGGCTTCAATGAATTTCTGAACTTCATTCAAAAGACTCATAATCACCCCCTGAATCCTGCCGGGATCTGGCTGTAGTCCACGTTGTCGTAACTGGCTTTGAAGTACGGGTCCTCGCGTCTGGCTGCAGATACCGCAGGAACTTCCCAGGATTCTTCGAAATGACGATCCGGACCAAAGAACGTGACAGCCTGTTTCACAAATTGTGTGCCGCTGTTACCCATCGCAGATACCCAGCACGAGTAGCGTTTCACACCTTCCAGCATGGTTTCGGGGTTTACCCCCTCATTCAAACGGGCTTTCCAGGCTTTGAAGGCTGCTGATTTTGAATTGCCACCAGCACGTTTGGGGTATGCCAGCCATGCCTGCTCAAACTCCGGAGAGTATTCCGGTCGGTTTGAACGAACTCGCACAGACTCATCAGCAGATGCACCAACAGCTATTGGTTCATTGACTGGTTCTTTGACTGGTTCAAAAGAGTGACTGGTTCTGGGTGAATCTCCTGCACTACCCCCTGGTGCAATTCCTGCACTACCTGGTGAATTTGCTGCACCAGATAGTGAATTATTTGCACTACCCCCTAGTGAATCTCCTGCACCATCCAGATGAAGGAGATAGATATTACTTGAGTTACCTTTTTCACCTTTCCGGGTGACTTTTTTTACCAGCCCGGACTCACAAAGGGCCGCAATATGATTCATCACAGAACGTTTGCTAATCTCGCACTGGTCAGCAATATGCTGGTAGCTGGGCCAGCACTCACCCTGATCGCTGGCATTATCAGCCAGCTTGATCAGAACCAGTTTTCGCAATGGATTACCCACTCGAATTTTCATCGCTTTAACCATCAGCTCCATACTCATGCTGCACCTCCGAGATGCTTCATGTTTTTTCCGGAGCGAAAGGCTATAAGCGGCATACTGACGCGGTAATTACGGCCCAGCGGTTCACAAATCACCTTCTGACATTCACGGTCAACCAGGCTAACACGTAGAACATGCCCTGCAGGTGTGGTGTACCACTGACCCGGACGAGGACAACGGAAAGTCTGATTGGTAAACCGTTTGAAAATATTCCGGATCATTTGCGCCCCCTTACCTCTGAAGGGTTCAGCGACAAATTTATGAGGCAGGCCAGCGCCGAAGCATCATTAATATAGTCATACAAGCTAACAGCCAGCGGAGATTCGTCTTTTGCCAACATAGGATAAAGCTGCTGCAGCCAGACCTGATGAATTGATGAAATGTAGGAATAGAGAACGCTGGCGTTATGTGCAACGTCGCTCGGTACAGGGGGTTTTGAAAGCTGTTTCTCCATCTGGTTAAAGGCATTGATATATGCCTCTTTGAACTGGGCAGCACGTTTACCCGTGAAACCCATAGCAAGAAACGCAAAGCCGTCGCGGGTTATTTGATAGCAAGGTAGTTTGCGGCCTGATGCGTCGATGTACTCACTGAGCTGAAAATTCAGCTCAGTAAATTCGGCAGAGCATTCAAGAGACGCAATTTTTTGAATGACATTTTTGTGTTGTTTGCCGAAATAACTAGCAACAGCCAGAGAAGAAGTAACAACTTTGTCTGCAATAATGCAAAGTTCAGGTTGTACTAAGGCAGGGATCGTAGCCATGATGGCAGCCTCCGTATGCAATGGATAACTTCCACCACCGGAAACGCCAATTTCGCTGGTGGTGAACTGAGCAGGGTTGGCGTAACCGGCGCATACGGAAACCGGCGCACCTTTCGGTGCCCCCACCCAGCCCACCATAATTTGGGTATAGCTGAGTTGTAGCAACAAAAAAGACGCTAACGCGCCAATTGTCGCCGTATGCAATTCCAGGACGCCAATCCCGGCACCCGCTTTATAAGGTGCCTGAACAGTGTAACGTCCCGGAATGGCAGAATCAATGTGCTGGTGGTCCTTCACACTCAACAAAATCACGCCTGAATTTCCACAAAGGACTAAAGCACTCATGCGGGTAGTCTTTGCGAAGATAGATAACGCGCTGTGTTTCTGGTTCCCAACGAATAACATGAACATAAAGCCCTCTTCCGTCACGAAACCAGCGGTTAAGTTCCTGCACAACTCGCCCCCCACAGTCAGGTAAAGTTCTCTGTGGTTACTTACAGCCAGGTGATTTGGTAATCTGCATTCATGCCGTAACAACAGGTGTTCAGAGACGCTGACCACCAGCTGTTGCGACAAACGGTTATTTGCCGTTAAACTGTTCATGCGTTAGTTTCTCCACAGACACAAAACGCCACGACGCCCGGAGCTGCACACTCGCGGGCGTCACTCTTTTCTGGAGCGCAAAAGATTTTGTAGACCAGTGCTGCATGCTCCTGGAGCTTCGAAATTGACAGATACAACTCATCATTAATTGCTGTCTGCTCGTGTGGCTCCACTACCCCATCTTCGATTGCCGAACGAATCTGTTTTGAGTAACTCCCGATCTGTTCGATGACTTCCAGCAGACGCTGGTTTATATCGGCGTTCTCAACTTCCTCAATGTCAGGAAGCGATACAAACACCCCACCTGCAGACTGTGCGACAGCATCCGCAATGTAGTGAGTGCCAGCCGCGCGCTGTAAAATCATTGCCCATCCCAGCGGGAAAATCTGATCGCCATCTGCACGAAGGCGGTTGAATAAAGCGTTCTCTGTTACATCCAGCCACTCAGCAGCTTCAGCGTAACCCCCCGGCAACGCCGCGATAGTTTTTCTGACAGCTTTCACGTACCACTCAGGCTGTTTTTCCACTTTCCAGTGATGCTTACCCACGGCTTACCTCCTGTTCCTGTGGTTTAAACCCATTCTGGTTTTGGCTAGATTGAAAACGTGCCGGATAAAGAATCTGCATTTCGCTGATTTCACCCTTAAAAAAATTGGCCAGACGTTCTGCAAGATCGATAGATGGAATTTGTTCCAGTCTTTCAATACGACTCAGCGTCGCTGGATTGACCTGAACGCCCGCAGCAACATGCTGCAAAGTAAATCCGTGCGCCTTACGCACATTCCGTAATGGTGATTGCATATGACCTCCACATATTGCGTGATGAGCATATTATTTCACGCAAATATTTTGCGCAAGTTGATTTGCTTAACGCGCAATAAAGAAATGTAATAAACGCATGAACATAGGAAATCGAGTCAGACAACTTCGCCAGGCGAAGAACATGAAAATCGCCGATCTCGCTGAAGCAATAGGAGTGGATGCGGCGAATATCTCACGCCTGGAAACAGGTAAGCAGAAACAATTCACTGAACAAGCCCTGAGTAATATTGCCAGGAGCTTAGGTGTTGATATTGCTGATCTCTTTACCTCAGACTTCAAAAGTAATACTGTATGTAAAAACAGTGTTAGTGAGGATGTTGCGCAGGTGAAGGATGTATTCCGTATTGAAATGCTGGATGTCAGTGCCAGTGCGGGAAATGGCCTTATCCAGGGCGGTGATGTCATTGATGTGATTCATGCCATTGAATACAGAACTGATAATGCTGTATCGATGTTTGGTGGACGACCAGCAAATCACATTAAAGTTATCAACGTTCGTGGGGACAGTATGTGTCCAACCATTGAGCCAGGAGATCTCATCTTCGTTGATATCAGTATCAATCAGTTTGATGGGGATGGTATATATGTATTTGGTTTTGATGATAAAATTTACGTCAAACGACTGCAAATGATACCTGATAAACTGCTGGTAATTTCTGATAATCAGATTTACCGCGAATGGGGAATTACCAGCGAAAACGAACACCGGTTTATGGTCTTTGGAAAGGTCTTAATCAGTCAGTCACAGACCCTTAAGCGACACAATTAACCCCCTACCTCAACATCAATTAGCCACCAGAAGGTGGCTTTTCATTACCTACCAAATTGCATATCTCGCAATAAAACACTTGCATAATGTGCAACTTCATTTTATCTTTCTTTCCAGACCTACAAACAAGGTACTAACAAAATTTGGTTGTAACACGGCGTATGGCACATGCGTCGTTAGCGGTCTGGGGACGTTAAAGGGGACAATCCACTCCTTGCTCGGGCAAACAAACCAGGTAGCCGGAATGTGCAAGTCAATGAGGATGCTGATAAGACGCCTAACCAGCGTGGCGGTTCGGTTTGACGCCTGGGAAGAGACCAGGGTGCAACGATGAGGGCATTTATGGAGCCGCGACAAAGTGTGGTGCCATAACTGGCTAAGTGCTCTCAGCGTTGTGGTAATCCGCGAAATGGCGCGGCGGTAAGTATGGCTGGGTTACTCTTTCCCCGTTGAGGACACCGGATTGTCAGGTTGACCATACGCCTGAGTGACAACCCCACCACAACAGCCACTGCTTTGGCGGTACCAGTTTGTACACTTGCTTCCGGCTGGTACCGCTCTTTTTACAAAACAGAGAAGAGCATCACCGGACGACGGGCTCATAACCCAATCCACCCGGGCGGCTGCCACCGCAGGTGTTCTTCTCTGTTTTGTGGAGAAACCAACCGACCTTGCAGGGTCGATATGATGAGGAGCAGCAAAATGGCTAGCGAACGCAGTACTGATGTGCAGGCATTTATCGGGGAGCTGGACGGCGGCGTATTTGAAACCAAAATCGGCGCAGTTCTCAGTGAAGTCGCTTCCGGTGTGATGAACACGAAAACCAAAGGTAAGGTCTCGCTCAACCTGGAAATCGAACCGTTTGATGAGAACCGTGTGAAAATCAAACACAAACTCTCATATGTTCGCCCGACTAACCGCGGGAAAATTTCCGAAGAAGACACCACCGAAACGCCGATGTATGTCAATCGCGGTGGTCGCCTGACTATTCTGCAGGAAGACCAGGGACAATTACTGACTCTTGCCGGTGAACCTGACGGAAAACTCCGCGCAGCAGGTCATTAATATCGTTCTTAATTAACTGATTATTTATCTCATCACTGAATATCTTAATATTGTGAGGACTTATTATGTCTCAGAACTTAGACGCAACCGCAATTAATCAAATCCATGCCCTTATTTCTGCTCAGGGTGTTAATGAAATTATCAGTAATATTGGTGCCGATGCTGTGGCATTGCCTGAGAATTTCCGCATTCATGATCTGGAAAAATTTAATTTAAATCGCTTCCGTTTCCGTGGTGCGCTTTCCACTGCCAGCATCGATGACTTTACCCGTTATTCTAAAGATCTTGCAGATGAAGGCACCCGCTGCTTTATCGATGCTGATAATATGCGTGCCGTCAGTGTACTTAACCTGGGTACTATTGATGAACCAGGTCACGCAGATAACACCGCCACTCTCAAACTGAAAAAGACAGCACCGTTCTCTGCCCTGTTGTCTGTTAACGGCGAGCGTAACTCCCAGAAGTCACTGGCAGAATGGATTGAAGACTGGGCCGACTACCTTGTGGGCTTTGATGCCAATGGTGACGCTATTCAGGCAACAAAAGCGGCTGCGGCAGTCCGTAAAATCACGATTGAAGCAAACCAGACCGCTGATTTTGAAGATAATGACTTCAGCGGCAAACGCTCCCTGATGGAGTCTGTCGAAGCGAAGACCAAAGACATTATGCCAGTGGCATTTGAATTTAAATGCGTTCCGTTTGAAGGTCTGAAAGAACGTCCGTTTAAATTACGCCTCAGCATTATCACTGGCGATCGTCCTGTACTGGTTCTGCGCATTATTCAGCTGGAAGCGATGCAGGAAGAAATGGCTAACGAATTTCGTGATCTGCTTGTTGAGAAATTCAAAGACAGCAAAGTAGAAACCTTTATTGGTACTTTCACCGCCTGATTTCATTACTGCAAATGCCCCTGCGGGGGCATTTATGGAAACGTAATTAACTCAATAATCACCGGATGGTGAGAGCTTCCTTTTAGCAGAATTCAGCGCGGTGCAGCGCATATAAAGTGGAGACCGAAATGTCATTTATTAAAACTTTTTCCGGGAAGCATTTTTATTATGACAAGATAAATAAAGACGACATCGTGATTAACGATATCGCAGTTTCCCTTTCAAATATCTGTCGCTTTGCAGGACATCTTTCACACTTCTACAGCGTCGCCCAGCATGCGGTGCTTTGCAGCCAGCTGGTACCGCAGGAATTTGCTTTTGAAGCGTTAATGCATGATGCAACAGAAGCATATTGCCAGGACATCCCCGCTCCACTGAAACGCCTTCTTCCTGACTATAAACGGATGGAAGAAAAAATAGATGCCGTAATCCGTGAGAAATACGGGTTACCCCCGGTTATGAGCACGCCTGTGAAATATGCCGATCTCATCATGCTGGCAACCGAACGCCGCGATCTCGGGCTTGATGATGGCTCTTTCTGGCCTGTACTGGAAGGCATCCCGGCAACAGAGATGTTCAACGTGATTCCACTGGCACCGGGCCATGCCTACGGGATGTTTATGGAACGTTTTAACGAGTTATCGGAGTTACGCAAATGCGCATGAATGTTTTCGAAATGGAAGGGTTTCTTCGCGGGAAATGTGTACCGCGAGATCTGAAAGTGAACGAAACAAATGCTGAGTACCTGGTACGTAAATTCGATGCGCTTGAAGCTAAATGTGCGGCACTGGAAAACAAAATAATACCAGTGTCAGCTGAACTGCCGCCAGCAAATGAAAGTGTTCTGTTATTTGATGCTAACGGAGAAGGCTGGCTAATTGGCTGGCGTTCTCTCTGGTACACCTGGGGACAAAAAGAAACCGGAGAATGGCAGTGGACATTTCAGGTCGGGGACCTTGAAAACGTCAATATCACTCACTGGGCAGTAATGCCGAAAGCACCGGAGAATAAGAAATGAGCGTGATAAAAACTCATACAGGAATTGTTATCACCCGAGACGGTCCGCAGGTAAAAAAACTGCACCAGACAAAGCGGATGTGGGTCGTCGGAAAAAACGAGTTTTACCACAAAGAAAACGGACGCCGCCACTTTGCAGAAAATACTCGCCGCCGACTGCTGATCGATACCATCAAGCCTATCGAGGTGAAGCATGTTTAAACAGAACGAAAAATCTATCGCTCAAATTGCTGAGTATATCCCGCGTGCGTGCCGGGGTATGCAGTTGCAGGAAGCCAAAGCACGCCTGGAGAAAAAAATTGCGCTCTATATCGATGACGGCTGTGATGCTGCCGTTCTTAACGCGGCGTTCGCGCCAGCTCTTAACAGTCATACGCGAGAGTCTTTTTTTTCGTGCATCGCAGCGCAGATCCGTAAAGGAGGCAACCAGTGAACAAGATTGACTATCAGGTACTGCGTGAGGCGGCAGAAGCAATAAAAATAGTAGCCACACCACAAAAATTGCTGGCATTTCGTATGAAAGTCACACCGCAGGTTGTGCTGGCGCTGCTGGATGAACTAGAAGCTAAAAACAAACGCATTACAGAACTGGAAGCGAGGGAAGTTCAATTACCGACTCGCTACGACCTTCGATATGGGCACCCAATAAATGCTAATAAGCGGCATGTCATGATACCTAAAGAAAATGGCAGTTGGCTTTGCCTGATTGACTTAGAACACGCACTACGCGTCGCTGGCATTCGCATCAAAGGAGAGTGAGATGACCACTTTCACCGACAAAGAACTGATTAAAGAAATCAAAGAGCGCATAGGCAGCTTGGACGTGCGAGACAATATTGAGCACCGAGCTTATGAAATAGCGTTAGCCTCGCTGAAAGCAGAACCGGTGGCATGGCTGCATTCAGACAATGGCTTAGGTATTCCGGCAATAACACGGAGTAAAAACATTGCTGACAGTTGGTTATCAAAGGGCTGGTATGTTCAGCCGCTATATATAGCCAAGCCAGTGCCGATGGTGCCAGATGTTCGTCCGTCTTTAAATAATGGCATAGTCGGCTTTGATGAAGGCTGGAACGCCTGCCGCGCCGCCATGCTTCATGGTGCCGAACCTGTAAGCCAGTCTTACAAGTTGAACGAGCTGTCGGGCAACTCTCCGGTAACTCCGGATGGTTGGATAAGCTGTAGTGAGCGAATGCCGGACGATAAACAGTATGTTTGGTGTTGGGGTAAGTCTTACGGCTGGACTGAGTGCGATACCTTCGAAGGGTATTACGATTGGTCGAGAAACAAATGGTGGGCAGTTACTGACGATGGGGAAGAACCGGCATCGAAAGTAACCCACTGGATGCCGCTACCGGAGCCGCCGCAGGAGGTGAAGTAATGAACAACTTAATGACAACTAAACAAGTCGCCGACTTCTGTGGCGTTTCAGTATCGACTGTTCTTCGCTGGAACAGCGTAAACAGGAGAACTGGCCAGAAATACAGGCCTGATTTTCCAGATCCTGATATCAAATCCTGCCCAAATAAATGGGCATCACGCAAAATATACAGATTTGCTGGAGTTATTGAGTAATGAGAGTTAGCCAAGAGGTGAGATAGTATCCATCTATGGCACAGAACTAAACATAATCTGACTATATGCTCTGTGCCAAAAACAGATGTTATATCATGTATTGTATGCTCATCCTGCAAAATATAAATTCCGCAGATACCCCTTACCTCTGAATATTAATCCACAATGGATGCGACAAAAAAGATTTTGAGTTGGTATCAAGCGAAATATTAATAATTATAATACCCCATACACAATGCCATCTGAGTCATCATATCCTGGTCTCTATCAATATTTATCTTGCCATCAGAAAAATCCAACACAAAGAAATGATGAAATTTCGGCGGAACAACTTTAGAGTAAAAGCAGAAATACTCATTATTCCTTTCATATTGAAAATTAACGTATATTTTTTTAATTTTTTTATTTTCCACCAGGTCCATAAACATTTTATTTAAATCTGACCTTTTACTTTCCTTGTCATCATCTTGAAGCTTAGGATCAAAGTAACGTATTAAGCAGTTTTCAATAATTCTCCCCTCATTATCAACATCAATTTCATCCAGTAGAGAATTTGAAATATTAAAGACCACATTACATTTATTATTCAGAGATATAATCCTTGGATTAAATATACTAAAACAAACAAAAAAATCATTATCGTCATTTGAAACGCTATACAGCATCTTTGATAAGCCACGGTGAATAAAATCAACAGGGCGCCGATGCGGATGACGTGTATATCCTACGTAATGCACTTCTGTATGAATTCCTAAATCAATATAATGTCCGTTTACGAAGTCATGAACTGACATCACACATAAATTGCCATTTTCATATTCAATGTAGAGAAACTTCTCAGTTACTCTAACATTTGGAGTTACCTTCACTACCCCATTCTGCGTAAACGTGCAAAAGGAATATTTTATCCGAAGCTTTCGCTCTTCTTTGCCAATCAACAGAGTGAATACTATATTTTTTGTGAATGGGTTATACCTAGGCTGTTTCTTGGTTGAAAACCTTACTTTTTTTCTTGAACCTAAGAAATAAATAAATCTCTTTTCACAGCTTTCCCTCGTATATTTTTCCATAATTCTGAGATAGTTCTTTATTATCTTATTTGTTCTTATATCATCAGGAGGATTAATTATCATATCATACCAAATACAATCGGTGTTAATGAGATCAATCCACAATGACTTATCGGCTTCTGAGAAAACCACGTTAGAGTTTATAAAATCAAAGTTTCCGCGAGTCATAAAACACTTCATCACATTAAAAATCACCTGCACATAATAAATTAAGTAGCAGAAGGTTCGCAAACCCTTGCTTCTGTTTGTGCTATGATATTTTTCATAATTCATTGATTGGCATCCCTACATCCTTAGTCCCACAGTAACCCAATAAACCATCAAACTCCTGCCGCCCCCCCAAATACTGAAGCTACCGGTTAACGTAGTCTGGCTAAAAACCCAGTACACAAGGTATCCGCAGCGGACTGGCAGATATGATTACGCTCTGGCTACGCAAACTGTCCGTTGGAGATTAAGTCAGTACAAGTAACGATCGATTCAACCCTCTCCCACCATGCCCAGTAAGCTTTACGCTGTTCTTCTAGATAATCGCTCTTATCATAAACTTGCCATACACCTGGCAGTTTATGACCGAGCATTATTTCAGCAATATGAGGAGCAGTAAGATCAGAAAAGTTTGTTCGTGCTGTTCGTCTCAAATCATGAAGAGACCAATGAGGAAATTGATACCCCAAACGTCGCCATGCGAACTGCATTAAATTGTAAGGCAGCGACTGCAATGATGTCCGACCAACTGGCTCCCTGCTTCCTTCCTTAGTAAAAAGCATATCGGAACCGTTGTTCATAGAGATAGCGTATTTTATAAGCTCTTCAACCGGTTCAATAATGGGCCGCTTTAGCGGTTCGCCTGTTATGTCCCCAGTCTTATGTCGTTCTGGTGGTACAGTCCATACCTTATTTATGAAATCAAAATCATCCACCCTAGCAGTAATTAGCTCTGAACTACGGCAACCAAAATGCAGCAATAGTTTAATGAAGGCTCGGTATTTAGGAACCATTCGAGAACCATCGATCGCAGCATAAAGGATGTTAATTTCATCATGTGTCAGAAACCGTTTTTTCTGACCTTTACGGATATCCATATCTTTACCCGTGATATCCGACAGTGGGCGAGTTTCAATGAGCTTTCTCTTATACGCCCAGACATGGGCCTGCTTTGCGTTAATTAGCAATCGGTCTACTATTGCTGGAGTCTTGGTGCTAAGAGGCTCCAGGACTTCTAACCAATCATGCAATGTAGCTGCATCGTGAGGGATATTCCCGATTTTAGAGAACAGGTGCAGCTCAAACGAGCGGAGTATCTGTTCAGAACCTTTTTTATTTTTTACACAATATGCTTCATACCAGGCACGGATCACAGACTCTACCGTCATGGCTTCAGTAGCTTTTCGTTTTTCAGCCTGCTTGACTAATCGTGGATTGCGGTTTGACTCGAGTTCACCACGGAGACGGATAACTTCTTCTCTGGCCTCTTTTAATCCAGTTGCCGGGTAAGTTCCGATATCAAGGCGCTCACCTTTCCCTGCCCATTGATAACGATATTGGAACACTACGCGACCTTTCGGTGATACTCTGACAGACAGACCATCACGATCGGATTTAACCAAAACCTTATCACGTTCCTTTCCAACGACTGAACGCAACCACGCATCAGACAGCGCCAT